TGTGTCCTTAAATGCCAAAACCTATGTTTTAAAACAGATATCACTAGATTGAAAAAAGTATCCGCTTCATATGTTCCGGCCTTACAAATTAGTTTGAAGTTTGACATCATTATTATCTTTTTTATTAATATAATTAGCCTTTAATTCCTTTAGCTTTTCTTTTACTAATTGCTTTATTTCTTGCTCCCATGTCGGATGTATTCTAAAGCTAATAGTTTTAGTTTCATCGTAAATCCTTTTTCTACCTGCCATTTTCTATGTTATTATGTTTATTTAAAATCCTATCTATTCCACTTTTTGCTACTTCTATAGCGTTTTCTTCTGTACTAAAGCCTGTAGCTTCTGCAAATAATCTATTCCCTGTAGATAAATTAATAGCATTCATCCATATATCACCCTTCTTAGTTCTTATATGTATGAGGAATCCTCTATAAACCATTTGCATGGTGCTAATTTATAAAACTTTAATGTATTATCTCATATTTGACTATATTATATTTACCTGTTATATCTGTTACTAACTCTCTCCAATCTGTACCATTATCTAATTCTATGATTATATTAGTATTTTTCTGTAATTGTATTCGCTTCATAATCATATCTAAATTCATAATATCCTCATATAAATACTGCTTTGTATCTAGACTATTCTCTACTATTTTAAGAGCATGGAGTACAGTACTATGATGTCTTTTGTAAAAATCTCCTATTTGCTTATAGCTAGTTTCATAGATTTTCCTAATATAATACCAGGTTAATATCCTAGCATTTACGAATTTTTGTACCCTACTAGGAGTATGTATAGAATCAGGTTTTAATTCATAATATTCACATACTATTGCCTCTATCTGCCTAAACTTTTCAATTTGCCTCATACTTTCAATTTTTGTTGTAATTCGTTAATTCTTGATTTTATTATTTCAGTTGCCCTAATTGCTTCTTTATATGGAATATGCCCATCATATTTTAGCCAGAAATGCCACAAATGCTGCTCTAATCTCATTATTTCTCTTTGTATGCTTATCCGTTTCATAGCTTATATTTTTTTATTATATCTTCTAATTCTGAAAATGTCCATTTTTTAATATCATGCCTATGTTCTTCTAGCCATTCTACAGAATCTAATCCTATTTTATTAATTAAATTCTTTCTATAGCCTATTAAATGAAATTCATCAAAGCAGTTACATTTAATACATTGACCATTCACATTTAGCTCATTAAATCTCAAATTAGATCCATTTTTTACAGGTACATAATGACCAGCATTCATTTGTTCTATAGGTAAAGATTTATTACATGATATACAGATAAAATATCCATTAACAGAATCTCTTTGCCTTATATAAGCATTAAAGATTCTTTGTGTTTTATCTAGCATTTTACTTAGAGTTAGTTTCCTCATGTATAGTTATTTTTTTACCTGCTAAAATCATATCTAAAAGAATATCTATATTCTCTCTCTGTTTAGGTGGCAATTTGGCTAATTTTTCATCTATAGCTAATATAGTAAATGAATCACTTTCCCATTCTGATCTAATTCCATCTCTTACTTCCTGAGGAAATATTGGATTAGTTAAAATATCGTTTATAATCCAATTTAATTTTTTTGTATAAGGAATGAACATCCTAGATCCATTAGTATTAGGATTATCTAATATAAAACTATTCATTAAATCAAATGCTAGTTTTATATGATGAATAGATGTAATTAAATCTGCTTTAGCTCTCATACGCTTAAATAATATAATGCTTTACAAAATCTTATTCTTTCTTCTTTATCTGTGAGATATTCCTTGCTCAATTCCCAAAAATCCTGTTTATCAGGAGCTAATTCTATAGGATGAATTAATTTTAAACTAACCTCCATCATATATCCCCAATAAAGTAATTCTCTACAGGCTTTACTATAGGCTATACTTTTATATACATCATCAAAGTATATAACCTTATTTTTATATTCTCTAACTCTTTCTAGCATGATAATTGTTTTAAGGCTTTATTATATGCTTTAGATGCAGTAATAGGATCTTTATAATAACCTAAACTTATTTTCTTTTTATTTATCTGTATTCTAGCTCTATATACATCTCTATCAGAAATATAATGAACTCCTGTAGGTAAATCCCTATATAATGCTAATCCCTTAGATATATTCTCTCTATTACTTATAACTTGTAAATTATCTAATCTATTATTTAGTTTATTATTATCTATGTGATCTACTACTAATTTACCTCCAAACTCATATCCTAAAAATGCTGCAGCTATTAATTGATGAACATAAATAAATTTAAATCCAATCTTTTCTATTTGTATGCTTATTAGGTAATATCCATTGCTTTTAGGTAATTTTTCTTCTATATTCATAACACCTAAATTATAAGATGTACAGAAATTAGTCTTTACCTTTTTAATGTTTCCTAGTTTGTTTACTTCTACATTAGTTGCTAAACCTTTGTAAAATACTGGTTTGTAGTTTGTCATTGTGTTTACTTTAATAATTGAGTGAAAGTTACATTATTTTTATTTAAGTTTTCTAATATATATTTTAATGCCCATAATTTAGCTGCATCATTATTATTACCACTTTTGATTCTTATTTCCTCTATAACATTTTTTGGTAGGCTAATGAGCTTTCTTTGTTTTAACCATTCATATATTCTTAAAGCATCCTCTCTCTCAGGTTTAAATCCATTTTTATAAGCTAAAAGAACTGAATCTAACATTCCTAATGCTGCTTCTTCTGTCATTGCCATAATATCCTGCTTTTTAGTAGTTTGTTTTAACATTTCTAAATCATCCTGAAATCTAGGTTTCTGCCATTGTGAATTAAAAGCACTTCGCCAATCTTTCATACTATTGCCATTACTTAATTTCCATCCCTGAGCATTATAGTAATTCCAGAACTTTTCAGCATAGTATTTACAAAATTCTACATTCCATCCCATTTTATCTGCCATATATTTAGCTATTTCAGTTTGTAATGGAATCTTCATCTTATTTCTTTTTTGTGGAAATTCATCAAATTGTAATACTGTTGCTAACATTATTTATTGGTTTTAATATTGTTTCGTAAACGTGATTTGCTATAGCCTTCATCAATAAAGGAGGAACTGCTCTACCTAATCTTTCACATTTATCCTTATATTTTTCACCCAAATAATAATCTTCTGGGAAACTCATAATTCTAATTAACTCTTTAATAGTTAATTCTCTATTTTCCTCCCAATGTGCTAAACATGCTCCTTTATTTCCTTGCCTCTGACATACTGTAGGGCATGGTTTATTCCTATTTATTCTGACTAATCCAAAATAACTATTTTTATTTTCTGAATACATATTACCACTATCTCCCTCTGACATTTGTAATAAAATACCTTTTACTTTTCCATCTTTATATGTAGCTTCATCTATCTCATTCTGTTCATGTTTTATACCCTCAAATGCATCTTTAGCATTTATTAAATAATCGAATTTTTTAGGATATGTAATAGGAATATTAAAATCATTTCTAATGCCTATAAATATAGTTCTCTCTCTACTTTGTGGGACTCCATAATTCATAGCATTTAATACTTTATATTTTACTTTATATCCACAATTAACTAATGTATGAAATATTGTATTATCTTCATCTCCAAAAATAGAAAATTGTTCATTACCTAAAAGATTAGCTGCAGCTCCCATAGTTAATCCTTTAACATTTTCTGCTATAAAAACTTTAGGTTGTAATTCTTTTAATATTCTTGCAAATTCATAAAATAAATCATCTACTCTCTGCTTTGTATCTGAATATTTTTTTACCTTACCCCATCCATCTTCTCTCAAACCTGCAGTACTAAATGAGGCACATGGAGGAGATCCATCTAATATATCTAATTCTCCCTTTTTTAATCCTATAGTATTTAATATTATATCTCCATTTAATTTTCTAATATCTCCTTCAAAAATATGAGTATTAGGATAATTTCTTCTATAAGATTCATATGCTTTAGGAATAAATTCATTTATAGCTAAAATATTTCCTCCAGCTAATCTATATCCTGTGCTAGATCCACCCACCCCAGCAAATAGACTAACTACATTAAATAATTTTTTATTACTAGCCTCATTTACATCTTTTAAAGTATAAATATTTCTCATTTTATATCTATTATTGCTTTGA